AGTTAATGATTTTGCTTTATGGATAAACGGAGTAGAAGTAGCCACAGATAATAGTGGTACTACAAATACTGCAAACTCTTTAGATGAATTAAATTTTAATGGAAATAATTTAAACTTCTACGGAAAATGCAAAGCAGTAGCAGTATTTAATGAGGCTTTAAGTGATACAGAACTTACAAATTTAACAAGCTAATGAAGAAGATAGGTAAATACGAGTTTGACAGCTTAGAACAAGCAGAAAGCAAAATAAACGCTTTAGGGGTATCTACTGATGTAGATGGTAACACATACCCAACACACAAGCATTGTGTCGTTAGACTTGGTTATATCGTCTTAGAGCAAGGTGAATACAATGAAGAAGGTGAAGAAACTAAAGCACCTATACTATCTGACAAATACCACGTTGATGTGTTATGGAAAGGTTTAGAACCTAAAGATGCAGAAGCAGAGGTACTAGAATACGACCACCCTAGAGGTTGGAAAACATACTCTGTAAACATAGATGGTAACGGAGTACACTCATTTATGGGATTAGACTATAACTTATATAAATTCTAATGAAAGAAAGACTAATAAATATAAATCTAACAAACGAAGTACAACCTAAAAGCGTTGAAGTAAATGGTGCTGATTGGATTGGCTTTGGCGATGGTGAGTACAAAAACAACTACCCACAATATATAATAGATTTATATAACAATAGTGCTACCAATGCTGCTATCGTTAATGCTACAAGTGCTATGATAGCTGGTGAGGACTTTATATGTGAGGATAGTAAAGACCTTGCACAATATGTAGAGTTAAAGAAGTTTCTAGCAGCAGTAAACGGACAAGAAAGCGCACACGAACTATTTGTTAAGTTAGCCTTTGATTTAAAACTACAAGGTGCATACGCTATTAATGTAATATGGTCTAAGGATAAGACTAAGATAGCTGAACTACACCACATACCTGTTGAGCAAGTAAGAATTGGAGTGCCTGACCAAGATGGTAAAGTACCTTGCTATTACTTATGCTCTGATTGGACACAATACAGAAAGAAAGAATACGCACCCAAGCACATAGCACCATTTAATATGATGGATAGAAGTGAGGGTAGCCAATTATTATATAGTGGTTTATACTCTCCAGCGATGGAATTATACCACACTCCTGACTATGTAGCTAGTACGAATTGGATACAGATAGATAACCTTACATCTGATTTTCACTTAAACAATATCACTAATGGTTTTAGTGGCTCGTACTTTATTAACTTCGCTAACGGAGTACCAACAAGAGAGGAACGAGTACAGATAGAAAGACAGATAGCTAATAAATTCACAGGTGCTAACAACGCTGGTAAGTTTGTATTGACATTTAGTGATGATGCAAATAGTAAGCCTGAAATAGTACCTATCGCAGTATCTGATGCAGACAAGCAATACACAGTACTTAACGAACTAACGATACAAAACATTATGATTGGTCATAGGGTAACAAGTCCTATGCTATTAGGTGTTAAGACAGAGGGGCAGTTAGGTGGTCGCAACGAATTACTACAAGCGTATGAGTTATATATGAATAGTGTAGTAAAACCATTCCAAAATCAGCTTTTAAAGACGTTTAAGAAACTTTTAGCAATAAATGGTGTTACCATACCATTGAGCATAAAAGACGTGCAGCCTTTAAATTCTATGTTTGATGCTGAAACTTTGAAAGAAGTTCTTACGCAAGATGAGATTAGAGAGGAACTAGGATATGAGCCATTAGAGAAAAACGAAGAAGCAGTAGCCGAAGAACAAAACCTAGCTGAATACACAGAGTTAGATAAGTTCTTGACTGAATTTGGTGAAGATGAGGATTTAGATAATTGGGAGTTAGTTGATGAAGATGATGCAGAGGGCGAACACCCTGATTTCGATTTTGAGTACAACTTAGAAAAATTAGAATTAGCTAATACAGGTAGAGCAATACCAAGAGCAAAATCTGAACAAGATGGTACTGATAGAGAGGGTAACCTTTATAGAGTAAGATATTACTACAATGAAGATAAAGGTTTAAAGAGAAAAGAAGAGGGCAATAGTAGAGAGTTTTGCAAGAAGATGTTATCAGCTAACAAAGTATATCGTAAAGAGGATATACTAAGAATGGGTAAAATGCCTGTAAATAAAGGTTGGGGTGCTGGTGGTGCAGATACTTACTCTATATGGTTGTATAAAGGTGGTGGTAATTGTCATCATAGATGGTATCGTAGAATATATGTAACTAAGATGGGAGAAAGACCACTTAATACAGATAAGGTTGTAAGTGTTGCTAAAGCTAGAAGTGCTGGGTTTAAGCCTGAACCACAAAAGAAAAGTGAAAGAAGTGTTGCTATCGCACCAAAGCGTAGAGCAGATAAAGGTTTTATAAGAAAATAAAAAAGGATATTAAAATGAATTACTTTAAGAATTTAAGTGAAGAACAAAACAGACTTAACCTAAAGTCTGAAAAGGTAGAGTTATCTTTATTAAATGATATAGAAGCAGACTACAAAAGATTAAACAAAATAATGGATAATACAGAAAGCCACGTTGTGCCTTTGAAAAATACTGCAAATAAAGGTGTGCAAGATAGCGTACAAGGTAGTGAATTATCTAAACAAATATTAAAAGACATAAAAAAACTAAAAGACCAAGCTAAAGAATTAGGTGTAAAAGTCGATGTAGGTGGTATAGAAGCTGGTACAGATAGTATGCTTAAAGCATTTGATGATTATGTAAGATATTATAACTTTATATATAAAAGCTAAAATGAACAATAAAGAATTAAACATAGCACTAGGTAAACTATTCAATGGTATAGAACTAGACACGCATAAGGTAGAGTTAAGCATAGCTAACGATGTCAAAAAACTTTATTCTGAATACATTGATTTAGGTGATGCAGAAGATAATGCTTTAAGGTCAGTCAATACTGCTCGTATGGACTTAGAAAAAGTAGAGAATAAATATAAATCTAAGTTAAAAGAAGTTTTATCTATGGAAAAAAAGTTAGATAAAGCACTACAAGAATTAGGATATACTAGAGATACTTTTGGTTTAGATGATGACTTGCGTAAAGCTAAAGATGGTATTGAAGAAAGACTTAAATTTTTATCTAAAGCAATTAGCCAACTAAATAACATATACTAATATGGCAGTATTATTTGTAAGTGAGGACACTATAAAGAAATCTACTACTATCAATGGTAATGTAGATGTAGAGTTATTGTTACCATACATAAAGGTAGCACAAGATATTCATATACATCAGTTGTTAGGTACTGACTTGTACGACAAGATACAAGCAGAAATAACTGCTGATACACTTACAGGTAGTTACAAAACATTTACTGATGATTATATACAGCCTGTACTAATCCACTACGCTTTGTATGAGTGTTTACCTTTTTTATCATACAAGATAATGAATAAGGATATAGTGCGTAAAATTTCAGAAACATCTACACCAGCTTCACTTGAAGATATTAAGTATATGCGAGAGATAGTAAAGAATACTGCTGAATACTACGCAACAAGGTTAGTAGATTATCTATGTAACAATAACCATTTGTTCCCTGAATATACTACAAACAGTAATGGGGATTTAGCACCTACAAAAGATACTTACTTTAGTGGTATAGTATTGGATAGACACGAGCAAAGTAATAGAATAACACTTAGAAGTTTCTTAGATGCGAGTTTCGATATATAAGATTAAAGAAGAAAATATAACAAAGCTAAAAAGCTATTTAACAAAGAAAGATAATGAAAAGTCTGATAAGTCAAAACGCAGATGTACTAGGATTAAATAGCGTAACGCTAATGATTAGTTTTACAGAGGTTGAGCAAGTACTGCAAATCGTTCTGTTATGTATATCTATCATCTATACACTAGACAAGTATATATCATATCGTAAAAGAAAATAATGTTAAAACATTTTGATTTTGAAGAATTTGACTGCCCTACATTAGAGGGTAGTGGCTTACCTACTAGCGATGGTGGTAAGATGTGCATAGACTTCTTGAAAAAATTAGATGAAGCAAGAGAAATAGCAAACGTGCCTTTTGTTATAACGAGTGGATATAGAACACCACAACATAATTTAGATGTAGGTGGTAGAGTAGGCTCTAGCCATTGTAAAGGATTAGCAGTTGATATTGCTTGTAACAATAGTGGCGATAGAGTAAAGATACTTACTGCGCTTATACAAGTCGGTTTTAGGCGAATTGGCATACATAAGTCGTTCATACACAGTGATTTAGACCACGATAAACCCAATGCTCTATGGTTATATTAGATTTATTCAAGAACTTAGTACCACAAGTATCAGAGATAGTAGATGAGTTACATACATCTGATGAAGAAAAGCAGCGTTTAAAGCTAGAACTGCAAAGACTACTGCTTGAACAAGAAAAAGAGATATTTAGTAAAGAGGTAGAAGATAGAAAAAGTGCTAGAGAGTTGTATAGTACAGATGCTTTAATACAAAAAATACTTGCAACATTATTTACTTGTGCATATTTTGGACTATCTTACGTTTTATTTAGATATTTTGTTACAAATAATATACAACTATCTGACTATGAGATAGGATTTATTAGCACAGTATTCGGTGCAATGTCTAGTAAAGTAAATACCATCATTGACTTTTTCTTTGGTGGCAGTAGTAACCAAAACCAACGCAATGCCTAACAATCGTTACCGATTAAAACCTGATGAAGAACAACTACTACAAAACTATCGCAAACACAAGAACAATGGCAATACTGCACCACTTGTAAATAACAAATACAATAGGAGTGGTATTCATATTGTAAGTGGTTGTCATCACGTACCAGCACATAATAAAAAACTATTTAACGGATTACTAGACTTATGCGAAGATTTGCGTAATGACATAGTAGGATTTCATCTTATTGGTGATTTTCTTGATATGGCTAGTATCTCAAGACATAGTAGTGGTATGAAAGGACACACCACACTTACTAAAGAACACAATGAGGGTAACAAAGCACTAGACCTAATAGATAGCGTACTAGAAGATGATGTAGATAAAACATATATATGGGGTAACCACGAAGATTGGTACAACCAATATATGAGTAAGATAGATAATGCTAAACTAGGTAAGGGTGTTATTAAAAGTCCTACTGAAGCCTTAAAGCTGCACGAAAGAAACTACGATGTGTATGAGGATTGGAAAGAAGATAAAGTTACAATAGGTGAACACCTAGACCTAATACACGGAATATACTGCAA